TTCAACGGTACTGGCACAATAGCAACCCGTGACAGTTTTTCAGTTTCGAGCATTTCTGATAACGGTACTGGCGCAACAACATTGACATTTAGCAACGCTTTTAATAGTGCAGATTATGTTTTGAACTACACAAATGGCTATGGCGGATCAGTAAATTTTACTACTACTGCCCCCACAACAACAACGGCAAGAATACAAAGCTATAGAACAGACACTGGGGCAAGCCAAGACAGAACATATAACTTAGTTGCACTGCACGGAGGCCTAGCATAATGGCTGGCAAGATTATAGCAGATACGCTGGAACACAGCACCGCAGGGTCGGTTGATACGCAGTACGTTGTGAATGGTAGTGCGAAGGCTTGGGTTAATTTTAATGGTACTGGTACTATTGCGGCTAGGGACAGCCTAAATTTGAGCAGCTTGGTAGATAATAATACTGGCCGTTACGATGTAAACCTGACCAATTCGCTAAACAATGATGATTTCGCAAGTGTTTCTTGCGTTGGCGAAGTGGTTTCATCTGCTGGCGACCGTTCAGCTAGTAATAGTCCAGTAGACACTAACACTGTTTTAGTAGGCACGACCTCAAGCAATACTGGTGCATATGGAGATAATGATTTTGTTTTGACCACTATTCACGGAGACCTAGCATAAATGAACACACCTGAATTTCAAGGTACACATCTATGGCTGCGTTTGGGGTGGGCTAAAGAACATCTAGAGCCTGTGCAGTCTGATTATCGGGTGGTCTACGAAGATAGCGTAGATGAGTGCGCTAAAATATTAGTGCCAGACCCTAATTTTATGGCGGCTTGCATGAATGGCGGCATCATCCCAAAAATAGAAAATTATTGGGCGTTAGCAGAAGATGAAGCGCAGCCAGATTTTAAAAAGCATACGCGCGGCTATTTGCTACACGATACAGAGCCAATGGGCGCGATGACCGAAGAGCAAGTAATTGAATTTCTCATTATGAAAGACATACCTAAAAGCGTCTGGCAGAATTGGGATAGCGGTAACAAGCCAAAGATGGTTATATGCCGCAAGGGGCAACTGCCTCAAACTAGAGAATGGCGCAACGCTTGGCGCATATCTGACGAATTAGCCGCATAGGAGTATAACCGATGGCTGTAACTACATATATTCTTGATAAAGATGGGAACAGCATAGACGCATCAACTGCTACCGTTCCTGCTAATCGTGATTTTCGGGGCGCGTGGTCATTATCTGGCAACGTGATATCCGAAGATTTAACCAAAGCAAAAGAAATCTTTAAAGATAAAATACGCGAAACACGCAAGCCATTATTAGAGGCTTTAGACGTAGATTTTACACGCGCACAGGAAACTAGCGCAGATACTACGCAAATCGTAGCTGATAAACAGGCTCTACGCGATGCGACTACGGCTGGCGATAGTGCTACTGATATTGCTGCGTTAAAGGCTAGTTGGCCTTCTGCTTGCGGTGATAATCCCTATTCATAGGTAAATCATGATTGAGATACTTACTTTAGCTGCCTCTGTAACAAAGATTGCAGGGGCTATTAGCACTGGTATAAAGGCTGGCAAAGATGTTGCTAGCCTAATGCCTACTGTTGGGAAGCTAGGTGAGTTAGACGCGCAAATACAAATAGCAGAGACAGGGCAGCATAAAGGCGTATTACGCAAGCTGGCTACTACTGAGCAAGAGGCTTATGCAATTAGTCATGCAAAGCTAGCGCATAAAAAGGCTATGGATGAGCTACGCAGCCATATGATGCTATTTGGTGGCGGGGTAGGTGCGTGGGATGCGTTCCAACGTGAATTATCTATGGCGCGTAAAAGAAAAGCAGACAGGCTAAAATATGAGGCTAAAAAGCGCAGAGATAGAGAAATGATGCTAGCCGTTTGTATTTGTGTTATAAGTATAGCAGTGGGTGGATATATTATTTACCTATGGGCTGAGTATCTTAAACAAAATGGGCTTTTATGATGGATAGCAAAACGCCAATAGATTTAACGGCTGCGACTAGCACTGGCGCAGTATTGATGGGGATGTTGCCAGAGATGCTAACGGTGATTGCTACAGGGTTGACTATAATTTGGTTCGCTATTCGCATCTGGGAAACTGACACAATGCAAGCCATTTGGAAGCGGTTTAAGGCAGACTGATGCCATCGGCTACCATAAGCGGTGCGATAGGGGAGATGATAGCCTGTAGCGTCATTATGGGCTTTGAAGGCTGGTCTGCCGCGCACGTTCCTACCGATGGCTATGATTTAGTGGCGTTTGATGAAATAGGCGCGTTAAGGGTACAAGTTAAAAGCGGCTTTCCTAGGGAAGAGCGAGAAGGAAGGTCTAGGTGCTACCACTTCAATAATGGCAGTGGCGGCAAAAAACAGTTAAGGCACGACCAATATGATATCATATGTCATTGCAGTTTATTTAAAAGGCGGTGTATCTTCTACGCAGCCTCTTCCATCAATAAAACCAGCCAAAGATACAACCTGTCGGCTTTCGATGATGTGCATAAAGAAATGGATAGCTGGCAAAAAGCAGTGCAAATTGTGCGGGAAGGGTTTTGCTGATGGATTGGTCTAAATATCCTAACTTTAGTGAAAAAGAGTTTGCTTGCTCACATACTGGCAAATGCGATATGGATGCGGCTTTAATGGAAAAGATGCAAGCCTTGCGCTCAAAGTATGGCAAGCCTATTACAGTTACTAGCGGCTATCGTGATGCTACGCATCCTATTGAAGCGGCTAAAGATAAAGCTGGTATTCACACTATGGGGCTAGCGGCTGATATAGCTTGTACTGGACAGGAAGCCTATCACATACTTGCGTTGGCCTTCCAGTTAGGCTTTACAGGCGTTGGTGTAGCGCAAAAGGGCCATAACAGGTTTATTCACTTAGATATCTACACTAAAACGCCACGCAGTAACGTTTGGAGTTATTGAGATGATACAGGCATTATTACCGCTTCTACAGCCAGCTATAGAAAAAACGCTTGATTTAATACCCGACCCTAAAGCCAAAGAAAAGGCTAGAGCGCAAATGGTGGCAGAAGTAGCTAAAGCGGAAGGCACGTTTAGAGATTTTGTGGTGCAGTACGAAGGCGCGGCAAAAGATGTGCATATAAGCATCCAGATTTTGCGAGGTACTGTTAGACCAGTGCTTACCTACTTTTTAGCAGGGGCGTTTATCTACGGCTTTCTAACGCGCAATGTATCAGATGAGGCTATGGAGATGCTATGGCAGCTTAATCTGCTATCTCTAGGCTTTTGGTATGGTGAACGCGCGATGAAGAATTTGGGGCTAGATTTTGGCAAAAAGAAAAAAGATTAATCACTGCGCCAAATGCGCCAGCCTTCGCCTTCGCGTCTACTGATATATGGAATGTTGCGATATTTAAACGCAGCGCGGATGCGGTCACGATCATACTTATCTTCGGTGTAGATACTATCGCCAACTTCTAAATCGGCTATGAAATTGTTTTTGCCCGATACGCCTTTGTTAGGCATCGGCACATTTTTATCAATACGCATCTTTAATCAGACCCCATCGCTTATTGAAGCATTCAACGTGCAGAGTATCGCCCCTGCCATCGCAAGTAAAAACGCCATTAAGGTTTACTGGCTTTTCACACCACGCACATTTATCAAAGCGCGGTGGTGGCGGCACGTCTTTCTGCTGCTTCTTTTTCTTTCTCTTGAACATGAAGATTTTGCGCCTTATTCAATAGCTCTATAGCTAGCCCTACCATATCAGCACTATTTAGCGTGATTATATAATCCTGTTCTGCGACACTAACGGCTAGGCCGTTAGCATCTACAGATATTTTTGCGCTAGAAGGGGATTGCGTCATCTATAGCATCCATAGCTGGCTGCGCTGCTGGTGTTGCCGCCTGTTCTTCTTTGGGCTGCACAGACAGGCTCATATAGGGCTTGCCAGCCTTAGAAGTAGATAGCCAAGCACTAATCCACATTTCAGTGCCATTAACGTTTATATCGCCTTTATAGTCAGGCTGCGTTTCTTTATCTTTTCGGTCGTTCTTAAATAACGCACCGCGATTAGTGTTATCATAATCCATTGCTTTTAAGCCTTTCTTTAGCTTCTGTTAACATCCCTAGCTGGGCTTCTGTTGGCGAAAAGTTTTTTTCCGCAAACAGTCTCTTATAAACGCCAGTAACTTCATCCACTGTAGCGCAGACGGTCAAGGCATCTTTTAATATTTGATTAGAAGGGCGTGAAGGGGCTGGTGGCGCAAGGGAGGAAGTACCACCAGCCCCCGCAACAGGTCGCGTGTTGGAGGAAGCCGCGCCCCTTGTTGCTGATGCTATATTACCATCATCATCGTCTGCGTTCAAACCAAACATAGTCATCAGGCTAGCGCGTCTATAATAAGTAACGCATGACATAAATGCTTGCGGCTTATCGCTTTCTGGATGTAGCTCAATATCACTGCGGATATTCTCACCGCTTTCTATATGCGATACGATAGTTACCAAAGTGCGACCAGTAAAAAACTGCTGCCAGCCTAGACCGTAATCAGCCGCGCTAGAGATAGCGGTTAGCACATCCCCTAGCGTAGTGTATTGAGATTTAAACATAGGATTTTTGCCAGATTTACCTACTGACGATGCTTGCCTAAATTCATTAAGCGACTTCATTAAATTTGCCATAACCGTTTAGCTTCCTCTCTTTGCTTTTCATCATTCCAGATATACATATGCTGCCAGTCAGGGTCTACCAGACCAGCTAGGACTTTCGGGTCGGGTGATATCTTAATCAGGTTTTGCTTTATCAGCGTTTGCTTGCGTAGCTCATCTAGCGCAGTAGCCAGCATAGCATCGCCTAATCTTTCGCAATTAAAAGGCGTAAACAGTTTTGCATCATGTTCTGCTATATACAAGATAGACGGTATTAGCTTTGTAGCGTGATGATATAAGGCTACCTGTTTAACGTGCGACCAGTCTGGCTCATCGTTAGGCAAGCGGCCTTTAGACCAGCCCTGCGTACCGTCTTTAAGTACACGCGATTTGCTAACAGATTTAGTTTTCATTTCGCAAAACATACCTTCGCCCACTAAATCAACATAGCCGATAAACGGTAGGTCTATGTCAGGCAAATTGCATTCTATTTTTAGCTCATCTTTAGGTTTTGTGAAGTTGTATTTGCCAAGCATATCAACGGCTTGATGTATCATAGGGGATATCATTTCACGAAAACGTGAACGCTTTACATCATCTTCACTAATAAACTTTTCATCAAATGCCGCTTCTGTTGTAGCTATGGCCTGTTCTATATCTAAGCCGTGGCTTACTACAAGCTGGATGCCTTCATGCACAAAGCTACCTATTTGCCCACTTTCACCGATAACGTGCTTAGCGCGTTCTTCTGCGGTCTTTGTGCCATACCAATAGAAAAAATAGCCGTTTGGCTGATTAGCGCGGCTAAACGACCAATAGGTTTGCTTCTCTAATTCGTGCATATTTTTATCATCCATAACTTTTTTTAACATTTATTCTTTACATTATCTAATAAATAATTATACCGTTGTGGTAACGACATCTAACAAGGGAGATAGATAAATGTCTAAGTTTGAAATCACTATGAAGTTTGTGCTTAATCAGGATGAGCTAGGCACTAGGCTTGGCGCATTAACCAGTAGCTACCGTGGCGAAGTGTTGACTATTGAGCCTATTAAAGAACAGCCGCCAGAATTGGCTACTTTGTTGGGCGAGGATATACGCATAAATAAGGTAGAGGTTAAAAAGCAATCTTTACGGGCTGCGAATAGGCAAAAATATGATATTGCTACTATCGAACAGATTAACGATATATTGTGTAAATATTTTAGGGTTGGCGATAGCCTTACTCGCAATGTATGGGCAGAGAAAATATGCAAAAAATCTTCGTTTAATTGGAATGTTGCCAGTGTTAGGTCTCACGTCAGTAGGCTTAAAATCTTAGGTGTATTAACGCCATTGCATAAAGATAATGGCAGTAATTGGATGTTTACGCAGATTGTAGATAGCAAGGTGGTGCGTAAAGCGCAGACTACCGCACAACGCAAACAGCGTGAAGATCGTGAAAAGGCTAGGCGCGTAGCAAAAGCCAATAAAGAAGGGTTGAGGCCACATTATGAAACTCTCTGAATATCTTAAAACGCAGGGCGAAAGTTTAACGGCTTTCGCTCACCTTATGGGCGTAGAGCCGCCAACAGTGCATCGCTGGGCTAACGGCTTTCGGATGCCATCTATTAGAATGGCGAATGAAATTAAACAGGCTACAAACGGTGCGGTTAGCTTTGAAGATTGGTTAGAAGATGCCAAATCGGAATAAAGAAAAGGGCAGCCGCTTTGAACGGCAGTTAGTCGATATTGCCAAAGCACATAACTTAGAGGCATATAGAGTGCCTTTAAGTGGTGCTGGCAGTATCAAGAACGATGTGCATATTAAGGTAGGCCGCGAGGTATGGGAGATAGAGGCAAAGAAACGTGCAAACGGCTTTGCTTTTATCTACCAGAATATCGAAGGTGCAGATGCGCTTGTTATAGGGGCAGACCGCAAAAAGCCTTTAGCGGTTATCGATTATGAAGATTTTTTAAACTTATTAGCGGGGAAGCTATGAAACTAGCATCACAAATGACTGTTGAAGAGTTTGAAGCGCACTTAAACCAAAGGCGTAAATATTTGATGAGTGGATGGTTTTTTAGCGATCCGCAGTATGGGAGTGGCGTTATAGCACGTAACTCATTAAAGCAAGCAATGCAAAGACGTAAAAGCGTGAGGAAGCCAAATGCCGATTTATGAAACAGATGAAGATGTAGCGCGTCAGGAGCGCATGATAAAAGCTTTTTGCAAGCATTATAGCTATGACTACGCGCCTTTTCCACCAAAGCATAAAGTGGATTATGGCATATTGAAGCCGCAGCGCGTTAATGGTCACTGGTATAAAGTGCTGGTGGGTATGGTCGAAGTTAAGACGCGCTCATTTAGCTATAAAAAATATCCTACTTTAATGGTCAACGTGGGCAAGGTATTATATGCGCGTCAGTGGGTAGATAACGGCATAAAGGTAGTTTTGCTAGTTGGCTGGACTGATGCGGTAGGGCATATATCGCTTACATCTGATAGCTTTGCGGCTTTGGGCGGCAGAAAAGATAGGGGCGATCCTAACGATGAAGATGTGATGATGCACTTTCCTATCGAAGAT